TCCTGATGATTTAAATAATAAAGAATTTGAACTATTACAAAAATGGATTGTTGCTTCTTTATATATACTAGATGACGCCAACCCCGCATTGAGAAACGATTATATAATGAAAACAATATCCAATAGTGATTATTCAAAACTGTCAGAAGAAGAAAAAAGAGAAAGAAATTATCTAGTAATAAAATCTAGAAATAATAAATCATTCAGTCTTGGAGAATACAAGACATCCGGTAAGTATGGAACCAAAGTAATTCCAGTAGGAAAGAAATTAAATTCTGCTTTAAACATTTGGTTAAGATTTAATACAACAGGAAATTTGCTTTTAAATTCAAGGAAAGAACCAATGACAGCAAACGGATTAACGAAATTCTTACAAAAAACATTTGCTCCAACTGGAAAGAATATTTCATCTAGTTTAATAAGACATATTTTTATTAGTGAGAAATTCCCAGCAGTTAATGACGAGAAAGAAGAAGTAGCGAGTAAAATGGGACATTCAGTAGCACAACAAACTCTTTATTCTAAAAAAGATTAATTTTTAATTTATTTTTTATTGTGTTTAATATTTATAAATAAAATGTTTATTATAGTTATAGTAAATTCTCAATTTAAATATATATAGTTAATTTATATATAAAATGTTTAAAGTTAATAAAATTTATAAAATTACAAATGAAGATGGTCAAGTATACATTGGTTCAACTGGTCAATCATTATTAGCAAGATTCGCAGCACATAAATCAGCAGTAAAATCGAATATTAATCAATGTACTTTAAAAGATTTCAATATGGATACTGCAAAAATAGAACTATTGGAAGAAGTTGAAGGAAGTAGGGAATCAATGCTTTATCGTGAAAAACATTATATGGAAACAACTGAATGTGTTAATAAAAATAGACCTATTGTTACAGAAGAAGAAAAAAGAATTAAATTACTAGAAGCCGCAGAAGCATGGAGAGAGAGATTAGGTTATAATGATTTTATTTGTGAGTGTGGTTCAACAATTCAAGTGAGAGAAAAAGCGAGACATTTTAAAACTGGAAAACATTTAAATTTTATTAATCCAGAAATTAATATCTAAGTTAATAATAATAAATAAAAATGACTCAGTGGACAGATCACGTTTTAAAAGTAAGTAAGCAGAAGAAGATTTCATACAAAGAAGCAATGTCGGTTGCTAAAGCATCCTATAAACCAAAAGGAAAAGCAAAAGCACCAGCAAAAGCACCAGGAAGGAAACCAATGAAAGGGAAGAATGTCAAAGGAAGTGTTGACGAAAAGTAATTTTAATTATTTAATATTTTAATTTTTTATTCTTAATTAATATCTTTTAATATAATAAAACGATGTCTCAAGGTTTAGCACAATATGATTCTACAGTAGCGGGGTTTGGAAATGCGATGGACTCTATAAGGAGTTATACAGCAACTTATGATACTGATTTCTTTAGAGATTGGACAGAAAAACATAATCTTTCAATGGAAAAATTAAAGTCGGCAGGAGATGTTTCTAGTGGTATAGGAGGTGCTTATATTGCTGGTAAATTGGCGTATCAAGCAATCCAAAAAAAACGAGGTAAGGGAAAGGAAGACGATGATGATGACGATGAAGATGAAAAAAATACAGATGACCACGATGGAGATGAAGATGGTGGAAATGATGCTGAAGATGGAACCGCTGGTGAAGCAGCAGAAACTGAAGGAGCAGATGCTGGAGGTGAAGCAGCAGCAGATGCTGGAGGCGAAGCAGCAGCAGATGCTGGAGGTGCAGCAGAAGAAACATTTGGAGGATTTGGTGATGCTTTACCAACATTTGATGAACTACCAACATCGATTGAGGGAATTTTGTCAGCACCATCTCTTGGATTTACACCAACAGGAACTCCACCAACACCAGCAGCACAACCAGCAACAGCAGCAGAACCAGAAGAAGAATTTGAAGGTTTTGGTGAAGATACACCACCAACCGACCCATTATTTAATGTTCCAGAAGAAGGGGCAGCACCTACAACTGCCACATCAGAAGAATTTTCAAATGTTGGTGGAGACAGTGGACTTCAAACAGCAGGAACAAGAGGAGGAGATGATCCAAGATTGGGACAACCAGATGAAGAACCACCAGAAGAACCAGATTTGCTTTCAGCACGTGCTCAGGCAGAACAAGGAACTGGATATGAACCACCAGAAGAATTTAATCCTGCTCCACAGGGTGGTGAATTAACATCTTCAAGTGGCGAAAGCACTATTGCCGAAGGAACAGAAAGCACTCTTGAAACAGGAACAGCAACTGCTGGTGATGCTGCTGCTACTGCTGGTTCTGCTGGTGCTGATGTTGCTGCTACTGCTGGAAGTGAATTAGTAGACACAGCATTAACGGTTGCTGGTGCAGCAGCAGAAGCGGTTCCATTTTTAGGGATTTTCGCAGGAATTGGTATTGGTCTTTATGAATTATTTCATCATCCTAAAGCAGCACCAGCGGCCCCACCAACAAGTACAGCAAATTCAAGGGGTGAAATGGTTCTTCCTTCATATGATAGTGTTGTAGATACTCCCGCAAGTCAAAGTGCTTTCTAATTATAAATCTTTTAATAATAACTATATTTTATTTTTTCATTTTTTTTTCATTTTAAATATCTAGTAATAATTTTATATAATAATGGATTTTATATTTTATGAATTAGAATTTAATAAACATGAATCACAAGATGGAGACTATATAGATTTATCAAATAAATTACTAGATACAAAAAATAATTATATTTTCACATTTGGTTCAATTCCTATTGGGATATATATACCTTATTATTTTGAAAATGATTTTTTTAATAAAGATATATTTAATCTATTGAATAAAGACCTAACAATAAGGAATAATAGGGGAGATATTAGTGGTAAAGTAAATATAAATAAACTTAGTAATTGTTATAAGAAATATATAAATGATAATACTAAATTTAATAAAACAGGATGTAGAGTAAAGAAAGATGATTTTATCAAATATGAATTTTGCAATGATTTCAAGTGTGCTATAATTAATAATACAAGAAAACATTATTTGAAAGATAAATCTCTATATGATAAAACATTAAAACCTTTAGTAAAAAAAATTAATAAGACACTTAATAAGTTTTTTGATATAAAAGAAAAAGACAATTTGTTCCTCTACTTTACAGAAGTTATAATAAATAAAAACACTAGAGCAGCAATTCATAAAGATAATAGAAATAAAACTGAACTTAGTGCTATTATACAATTAACAGAAAATAAAAATTTAATATCTAGTAACTTAAATCTACCAGATTATAATATTTCAATTGAATTAATATCTAATAAATCACTTTTAATATTTGATTTGAAGAACACAAGGCATTCTAATGATCCAATAAATGAATTACTTTTAAAAGATAGAATCTCAGTTGTATTTTATAATAAATAATCAACATTATATTTTAATTTTAATTTAATTTAATTTTGAAAATAATATCTAATAATATATTAAAAATGTTTAAATCTAATGAAAACGCAATGTTTGTTCCAACTAAAACTGTTTCTATCCGACCAGAAGCACAAATTGACTACAACCCAGGAAACCAGAATAATATTCGATGGTTAATTCCTCAACATATTGGTTTCTTTGACCCACGACAAACTCAGTTAAAATATAAATTAACAATGAGTGGAAGAGGTCTCGCAAAACCATCTCCAAGAGCAGGAGCCCACGCTTTACTTCGTGATTTACGGATTATGGATGGAACTGGTTCCACCGAATTAGAATCAATTCAGGATTACAATGTTCTCACTTCTCAGTGGTGGGGATATACACAGAATGAATCTATTGCTCATAAACGTGATTTATTTGAAGGGCGAAGTGCTAATCAGAACGTTGACAATCAATTGTTATATGGTGCTGCTGGTGCTTGGCAGACTGGCGAAGTAACTGCTTCTCGTGCTGCAAAAACCATTGAAATTACTCAACCAATTTATTCTGGTATTCTTGGTGGTGACCGTGTTTTTCCAGTTGTCGCTACTCAGGGATTAAGGTGTCAGATGACTCTTGATAATAAAAATCGGTCTCTTGTAAACCCAACTAATCTCGGTCTTGAACTCGTGGGGGATGTTGAACTTAAAGTAGCAGTTCTTGGTTCTACTGGTGCTGATAATGCCGCCAAACAAATCAAAGCTGATATTACTACTGCTTTTACTATTAGTGTTAAACAACCTTCTGATTCAGCAAATGGTCGTGGAGTCAATAGGAATGCTGCCCCATATAACAATAATCCATTTGATATTGGAGACGTTCTCTACATCGCAAAAGCAGACCGAAGTGATGAAAACTCCCTTGGTGTTATTACATCTTTTGACTCAGATGGTGACAATGATTTAGTAATCAAATTCATTCCTAATCGTGCTAATAATCAAGCACTTGGTGCTACTGCCCCAGCAGCAACTGGTATTGATTATCCTGCAGCATCCAGACTTTACATTAAACAAGCAGACCGTTCTAATGGTGCCGTTGTTGCTAATGTTCCAACAACTCAAATTGAACAAGCAGCAGTTCCAATTAGTTACACAATTCAAGACATTGAAATGCTTATGCTTCAAGTACAACCACCTCCACAATACATCCAAGGAATGATGAAACAAGTATCTTCTGAAAAAGGTCTGTCGATGGATTTCCGAACATGGACATTATACCGATTTAATCTTTCAACTACTAATGGTTTAACCAATCAACTCATTCCAGCAGTTCAGACTCGAGCATATTCAATTATGAGTGTTCCTTTGTCAATTGGAGACCAAAACAGCATTGCTTCAGATAGTTTCCAAGGATTAACTGATGGATGCCAGAACTACCAATATGTTCACGGTGGTTCACTTATTCCAGACCGACCAATTAATCTTGTTAGATACACTCAATCCCCAGCACGAACGGATGCTCTTCATATCGTTGAACTTGAAAAGTCTTTAGTAAATGCTGGATACGGTGTTCGAAATCTTCTTAGAGTTCCAGACCGATTTTTCATTGGACGGGCTTTTTCCAAATATGGTCAAATTATGAATCTAGCAAATCAGGATTTATCTCTCAGAGTTGAATATGTTGGTTCCACTAAAGAAAAACTTTTTGAACATTTCATTCAGTCTCTCAGACGTGTAAACATTTCTTCTAAAGGGATTATGATAATGTAAATTACTTTTAAAATTTTTTTATTTAATTTTTTATTTATTTTAATTTAAATTAATTATTAATAAAAATAAAATCTATCTTAATTATAAAGATGAATATTGTAAATGTTGAAAAAGTCGAAATCTTACCATTAAATCCTCCTGCCAATAATGCTTATAGTTTTAAAGAAGGTTTTCCTATAATGCAGTTTCTTATTCCAAACCAACCTAAACTCCTTTCTGGTTCTTCTATGAGATTAAATGGTGTATTAAGAGTTAATCAATCAACTTCTAATGAAGCCGCTCCAGTGCTTCCAGATAATGCTAATAATAAAGGCACCGCCGGAGCAGTAAACATCGCCCTTTCTTCTAGAATTGGCGTAGCATCCGCTATTGACCAGATAACCCTCTCTACAATGACCAATCAAACTTTAGAAGTGGTTAGGTCATATGGACGTTATTTAGCATCAGCACAATCTGTCACACATTCTCAAGAAGATTTAGATACTAATGTACAAGTTGAAAGTCTTACTGCTTCTCGTGGTATGAATGGTGCTTTTCTTGTGAATCAGGATGTTTCTTTCAGTGTTCCATTAAGAACTGGTTTATTAAGTGGGGCTTCTGAAATTCCAATTGGAACTAATGGTATTCGTGGTATGATTGTTCAGTTACAATTATCTCCAGATTCTCAAGTTCTTGGTGGATGGGTTGACAATACTGGAACAGAACAAAATGATGCAGCAACAGGAACTGGTTCTTTTTACCAATTACGAGATGTTTCTCTTAGTTACAATCTCTTAGTTCCAGATGAACAGGGAACCCAACAGATGTCTAATCCATCAACTGGTTCTTTGAATTACAACGCTATTTCTCACTTATATTCAGTAATCAATTCTTCTGATGCTACTCAAAACTATAATCTTGGAACAGCAAAAACCCTTTCAGTATTCCACAATTTCCTTCCAACGACTCATTTAAATAATTACAGTAAAGACGGTTTCGCAACTCCAAAACTCAAAAATTCAAATGCCGGTGTTTATGATTCTACGGCACAAATTCAAAGGGTATCTTTCCTCAAAGGTGGTGTTAATTTCCCTCTTGAAAATGAAATAGATGTTTCTACCCCAGCAACCCAAGACCGACCACTTTCAGAACTTGAAATTAATTTCATTAATTCTATTAAATCATACCAATCTATGAATCACAGTCTTATGTCTCTTAATACACAGAATGCTCTCCCAACAAACGTTAATCCATTAGATGGAAATGACACATCGAAATTCACACAAGTTGAAGCAGATGAAGTATTCGGAATTGGAGTGGCAGAAGATCCTTACAAATCAGGAGTCAATTTCAAAAACACTAATTACGGTTTACGAATTGTTAGTGATTTAGATGGAAGTTCTCCAAACTCTGTTTTTACATATGTTCTTGCTCAGAATCAGTTAATGTATTCTCCAAATGGAATTACAGTCGTTTCGTAATTTAATATTTAAATTTTCAATCTTTTTTATTTTAATTTAATTTAATTTAATTTTTAAAAAATAATATCTTTATTAATTATAAAGATGAGTAAAAATCAGTTACCAGATGTTTTAAATGTCAAACCATTAAATGCTATTGAAACAATGAATATTGAAACTTCCCAATTAGACCCTATAGTTATAAATCAGTCTATATGTAGATTTGTTTTAGAACGAAAAGGAATTCTTGATGTGGGGTCAGTCATTACTATGTCAGTTCACCCAACTGACGCTACTGCCGATAAAAAATGCTTTCTTCCAATTAAAACTGGATGTCACGCTCTAGTCAAAAAAGCAATGCTTAGAGTTGGAACCAAAGTTCTCGCTACATCTGATATGTACGGAACCCATCAGACAATTAGACGTGCTTTCAAAACTAATGAAGAAAAAAGTCAAAAAGATTATGTGAAAAACGGAACTCATGATTGCTTCGAACCAGATAATCAAGGGACTGGATTTTACCAGATGAAAGATGTAATTTACGATGCTGCACAAACTGCTGCAACCATTGACCCATCTGTTCAAATAACTGTATCTGAAACCGAATGCCCCGTGTTCTCAATCCGACTTTCTGAATTATTTCCAATGATGCGAAATGTTCAACTTCCTTTATATTTAATGAATGAACCAGTTTCCATTGAATTAACTTGGAATACTCAAGACGGCACAACCGCAAGTGTTGGTAAAATGCTCTCTTTTCAAAATGCTTTTGCTGGTGGTAAAGGTGCTAAAATTGGACTTGATAATGTTCGATTTCTTGCTGATTATCTTACATACGAAGATGGACGAATGGCCGCAACAGCAAAACTTGTTAATTCAGAACAAGGTTTAGCAATGCCTTATGAAGATATGATTGTCACTAATACTAATATACCAGCACCAGCAGTCGCACCAACCGGAACTCAAGTTGTAACTCAACATATTACTCGAGACCTAGGACTTTCTGGTCGCAATGTCAGACAAATTCTTCTTCACGATAGAGAAGCAGCAGCAAATGGTCTTCTGGGTCAATATGATTCACTCGCAATGAATGTTTCAGATTCTTACAATTGGCGAATTAATGACCAAACTGTCTACTCTCGTGAAGTAAGACTCGCAGCACGAAAAGCAAATCAGATTGCTCAATGCTTCGGAACTCCAATAAATTGTCTCGCAGCAGAATACTCTACGGACCCACTCTCCAACAAACAAGCAGCAAATCATCCAGTTAATAATCAACTAGTTTCAGCATCCACATTTGAAGGTATTAGTCAACGTCTTGTAAATGGAACCATGAATTTTACAGGTGTTGATTTATCTACTTCGCCACTTAATATTCCAGGAACGGGTCTCAAAGTTGGACAGAAACCAGTTGAACATTTACGAGTTATTTACAATACTGCTGAAAACGCTCTCGCACGAATTTCAACTTATTTTTCCACAGTTGAAAGAGCATTTGTTCTCAGGAATGGTTTAGTTTCAGTATCTAGTTAAATAAATAGACAATTAATTAATAATAAGTTTATTTTAATTTAAATAAAATCTATCTTATATATATAGTTCAAAAGTAAAATATATATAAATAAAGAAAAAATCAAAAATGCCACGAAATCAAGGTTCAAACAACTGCTCTTCGTATCATTATTTACTTAAAAAATATGTTGATGATGAAAAGACTCAACTTGAAGAAACAAGATATTTTAAAACGCAAGGTGAAATTCAAGAACTTTATTCAATGAAGAGGTGTAGTATTTACTGTATTATTAATACTGAAAAATACAAAGACACCAAAAAACGAAAATATGCGAATTTTGTAATTGAAAAACTTTCTCCTCCTATTCCAGTATATTCTCAAATTGAAACAATTCCTTCTGGTATTGTATCCAATTAATTTTTATTCATTTAATTTTTCAATTTTTATCTAACTACATATTAAATTAAATATGTATTCTTATTTATTCGGTTCTTATTTTTACCATAATGAAATGATTCTTATGATTGAAAAAGTTGAAGAGAAAAGGAAACTTAGAAGATTACAAGGGAAACCAATTGTAACGTCATTTGCAGAAGAATTGAAAAATTTAATGATGGGAATTGAAGATACTATTATAAGAGATTGTAAAAATTGTATTAATAAAGATGATTGTGTTAATTGTAAAATGCTTGTTAAAAAACTTTAAACTTCACTAATCTGTGTTTCTATATCATTTTCTACTTCAATAATATCACAACCTAGACACGCACTTTTTAAATGTTTTATATTTTTTAATGTATAAATGATGGATGCTATTCCACCACCAACTGCTCCTATTATTAAACTGATTTCTTCTACTGTATATATATGACTAGGCATACTCTATAATTATTAAAGATATTAAATAATATCTCATTTAATATTAAAAGATGACTACTGTTGAAATTAAAAAATCTACAAATCCTAAAAAAAAATATATGGCCATATTTATATATGAAAATAAGGATGGAAAGAAATCAAAAAAGACAATACATTTTGGGTCTAGCGCTAATAAAGATTACACAATTTATTACAAAGATGAAGGAAAAAAGAAAGCAAATGAAAGAAAAGAGTTATACCTTAATAGACACCGTAAACGTGAAGACTGGACTAACCCACAAACTGCAGGAACTCTTGCTAAGGAAATACTCTGGAACAAACCAACTGTAAAAGCAAGTATTTCCGATTATGTAAAGAAATTCAATCTAAAGTTAATTAAATAATTTTTTATATCTAGTAATAATAAATGTCTGATTTTTCAGAACAAGTTAATATATTAATACAAAATACAAATCCTCTTGAGGAAGGTGAAGTTATTCTTAGTTTCTTTCAATTATGGTATTTAATAGGAAAAGAACTTTTAATCAAAATTAAAGTAATATAGAGAAAATAAATATCTATATCTATAATAAAGATGACTGAATTTTCTAACATTGATTTAGATATACTCCCAGTTAAGGAAGACGGGACCGAAGTCCGCCTTACTAGACCACTCCATCCACATTTACCCAATATCGCCAATGGACAAGTAGGAATATTAATAAGTCCAGTAAAGACTGGTAAATCAACAATTATTTCAAATCTATTACTAAAT